CAGATGTTTGATACTTCAGAGTATGTTGGTAAGATTGTTAAGGTTATTGTTAGGAAGAAAACCGAACCAAAGAAATTTGAAAGATTTATAGATAAATTATATTCCTGTGGTATTCAAGATCTAAAGATCGTTGAAAACTTTACTGTTCAAGAGAATGAAGAGTTTGAAGTTGAGGAAAGTGAAAACACTATCTCTATCTTGAATCGATATATCGATGAGGCAGAGTTTGACTGTGATAGCACCATCATTAAGGGAATCCTTCAGAAAGTCTATTCACAAGCTTGTGAGGTCGAGTAATGTTCTTACTAACGCTCAGAGATAGTAAAGAGGATGGTGCCTATGCTGTCCAAAATCGTTATGGTGAAAAGGTACTCTTTCTCTTTGAAGAGGAGGATGATGCTGAGCGTTATGCCATGCAGTTAGAAGATAATGAAGATGCTGAAATGGATGTTGTAGAGGTTGATGATGCACTTGCAATTATCACCTGTAAACGCTATAATTACAAATATGCGGTGGTTACACCGAACGATATTGTGATTCCTCCAAGACTAGATGATAACGTTTCAGAAGATTAGATGGAAAAATTTTCTCTCTACAGGTAACCAATTCACTGAAATTGATTTTCAAAAAAATAATACCAATCTAATCATTGGAACTAACGGTGCTGGTAAATCCACAATGCTGGATGCACTTACTTTTGTTCTGTTCAATAAACCATTTCGTAAAATCAACAAACCTCAACTAGTTAACACTCAAAATGAAAGAGAGTGTTTAGTTGAGATTGAGTTTGAAATTAATACTCGTCAGTATGTCGTAAGGCGTGGGATCAAACCTACTGTTTTTGATATCGTTGTGAATGGCACGGAACTTCATCGTGAAGCAGATGATCGTGCGATGCAACGTGTGTTGGAAGATAATATTCTCAAAGTAAACTACAAATCATTTACTCAGATTGTGATTCTGGGTAGTAGCACCTTTGTGCCTTTCATGCAGTTGACCACTGCAAATCGTCGTGAAGTGATTGAAGATCTTCTGGATATTCGTATCTTTTCTCTGATGAATAACATTCTCAAAGATAAGATTCGTACTCAAAAGGATCAGGTAAAATCTCTTGATTTGAAGAAAGAAACTCTCAAAGACAAGATGAAGATGCAACAAAACTTTATCGATGAGTTGGAGAATCGTGGTAAGCAAAATATTGACAGTAATAAGAGTAAGATTACAAATCTTATGGGTGAAGTTGATCAGTATCTAGAAGATAATACCAAACTTCAAGAAGATCTACAAAACGCTACAAAGAAACAAGAGGAAGTTGCAGGAGCGAGACAAAAGTTAGCGAAACTAAACACACTTAGAGGCAAACTATCCCAGAAAGTATCTGCTATTACGAAAGAGCACAAATTCTTTATGGAGAATACGGTATGCCCTACCTGCACTCAAGACATTGAAGAATCTTTCCGGTTAAATAAAATTGACGACGTTCAAAATACGGCAAAGGAACTAAAGGAAGGTTTCGACGAGTTGGAATCAACCATTAAGTTTGAACAACAAAGAGAACGTCAATTTAACGCACTTTCGCAGGAGATTACGAATCTAACGCATGGCATTTCTCAGAACAATACTCGGGTTAGCGGAAATCAACGACAAATCCGAGATCTTGAACATGAAATTCAAACAATTACCGAGAACCTTGCAAACCGAAATACTGAACATGAAAAGTTAGACGAGTTTAAATCCAATTTAGCGCACACATTCGCTGATCTTTCAGACAAGAAACAAGAAATCGTTTATCACGATTTCGCTTACTCACTACTCAAAGACGACGGAGTAAAAACGAAGATCATAAGAAAGTATCTTCCATTCATTAACCAGCAGGTTAATCGCTATCTTCAGATGATGGATTTCTACATTAACTTCCATCTTGATGAAGAATTCAAGGAAACTGTGAAGTCC